AGATTTTAAGAACTTTTTTACCTGTTCCGCTCTAATTATAGCAAAAACATCAATAAAAGTGGTATCTTTTAATAAATGTTCAGCTTGTTCTTTTTTAATCATAGAATGTTGCCCATTTCATCCCTTGGTGCATTCTGCATTATTTTCACACGTTCAACATCAACTGCTGTACCATACTGCCCTAAAATCTTAGCTGCTTCCACAATTAAGTCTTGGTTCATTTGGTCGCGTTCTAGGTCATTAGATGATTGCAATTCACGATATTTAAGCTGCAACTCAGCCAATTCTTGGCCTTGCTTAGATTGCATTTGAGCCGCTTTAACCTGCATATCAGCCTGCATTTTGATCTGGTCGCCTTGCATTTTGCCCTGCATCTTCATCTGCTGGCCTTGCATACTGGCTTGCGCTTTAATCTGCTCTGCTTGGATTAATGCTTGTGCCATTGGGTCGCCCTGCTCACCTTGTGCTGCTTGTGCGGCTTGTTCTGCCATTTGAGCCATTAACTGCTGCTCAGTTGCATCATCCATAGGTGCATAATAACGATCTGCATTTTTGAACCCACTTAAAGACAAAGTATCTGCTAGGGTATTACGCATTTGTGTCATGCTAACTAAGCCGTTTTGTGGCCCGTATGTCTGCCAAATCTGCTGTTGAGTCTGGAATGTTTGCATTAATGCGGCTGCTTTTGCATCTTCTTGACCAGTGCCTAAACCCACGTTAATTTCCATATCCATACTTGTATCCCATACTGATGGGTCAACAGGTACAAACTGCCCATTGAGACGCATCATTTGCTCGTCTGGGGAGTTTTGAACTGCAACGTGTAGCATTAGCTGGAATAACCGCTTTGTCCCTTCTGCAAGGTTCCTAGCCATTACTTCAACTTGGCCTGCACCAGCTTGTGCAGTTAATGCGGCTGCGGTGGCAGAAGTATTTTGTAGCATATCAGGGTTTAATCCCATGCTCATTTTACTAATGCCTGTTTTTTCTTCCACTAGCATATCAAGATACTGCAACGCTGGAAGAGTAGAACCAGCCACAAAAGGCACAGTTAAGGGATTAACAGAGCCAATCTGCTCACTACGAATGATTGCGCCAATCTCGTTGTTAAGCACATCGTCCATTTCCACCATATCTTCATTGACTTCAAGGCGTGGCGTGTTTACCAATGCTACGTTATCCAATATGCCTCGCAATACGCTTGTAGTGGTGTCTTGATCGTTAATTACTAATTCAGCTAGTGATCTACCATAAAAAGCGTGTGGCTCTGGGTCAACGTGAAAATCAGCAAACGGGGCTTTATCCCAAGGTTCCATTTCAAGCACTTCGTAATCAGTGCCACCACAAAGGAACTTATGCAATGTAGGGATGCCGTCACCTTCTGCGTCAATGCGCATATAGGCTTCTGTGACGATTACTAGGCGCATTGATGGGTCGTTATCAACTGTTTCATCGTCTTGGATAGAATCGCCAAATCGCTGTATTTTTTCCACACTACCGATTAACGTATCTTCATCTGTACCTGATAAATTATCAACAACATCTTGGTCGATGCCCATAGCCACTAGATCGCCTGCGCGTTTCTCGCTTCGGTGGCAACAAATGTACGCATCATCAATGGATTTAGCTGAACCATCAATAAAAAATTCTTCTGGTGGTATCCCTTCCACCACCATTTCACCTTCTTCGTATTTATGAGAAATAACCATGCTATGAACATTTCGCTCTATATCTAAGCCAAATTCATCCATCTCCATTTCTATTTCTTGACGATGCTCTACAACTTCCACACCTTCTTTATTGACTAATACCTGTACCTCTTCATCGGAAAGGTTCTCGTAGGTGTATGATTTAGCGATTGTCTCGGTATTCCACCAGACTTTAACCAGACCAACCTTTTTAATCAGAGAATCATGTATTGCATTGCTCAGTACGTTATACCCACCAACTTTATTAAATACCCAGTGACAGTAAGCTGTAGCTTGCTCTGCGTTAGCCACATCTTCTGGGCCTTTTGGCGTAAATTCCACAAACTTATTATTGCTCATAAAGATGCGCATTAGACTTGGTTTAGCACCACGCACTACATCACGAACTTTAGTAGACACTACCCTAGAACGGCCCTCTTCATGCTCTAAATCAACATTCCCATCAAAGTAACTTTGAGCGCGTTCACGTTGGTCTGCAATATCACTATCCACATAATCAATCGCCGATTGTATAGCGGTTTTAATCGCGCTTTGAATGTCTTGTTCTGTCATTTTCGGCATTACTGCTCTCCATTAATCAAACTCATAATTCCCTGCCCAGTGTAATTGCCAAAATCTCGTAGAAATTCTCCACCGCTTGTATCCATAGTTTCTTGTGTTGCTTGCTGTTGTATTGGTCTGTTAGCACCCTTTAAGAAACCATCAACAATATTGCCTACTGCATTACCTAACTGGGCCATTCCTGTTTCATCCGTTAATGCTTTTCTTACAACTTCTGGATTGGTGCTAAATAACACTTTAACAATTTCCATGTTTTGTTCTGGCGTTATTTTAATTGGAGCATTAGATGTCATTCGTTGAACTATATTAAATACCGATTCTGGGTCTGGCATACCCGAAACTGCGCTACGGAGAATGCCTGCACCTGCGCCTGTACCTCTTCTATTTGCTTCTTTAATTAAAGGTTGAGTTCCTGAGCCTGCAACAATAGGTAAGCCAACTTTTAATGCGTTTGCACCGCCTCCTATATCCAATTTTGCTAAAACTTCTTCGCCCTGCTTACCAGTTTTACCCATAACTGTGCGTAAAACTTGAGAAATATTAGTGCTATCATCACCTAATCTTTTCATTACTGATGGAGTATTACTGATTTTTGATTTTGCTGTTGTTAAAAAGCCATTTAAAAAACCTTGAACAACTTGTGGGTCTTTCTCTTTTATTAATTTTGTTAAATAAACATCAACAGCTTCAACATTTTGACCATCACTAAACATTTTTCTACCTTCTTTAAAGGCATCAGCACTATCCCGTACTATAGAGGCATTTGATCTAGCTGTTGCCAATCCACTGTAAGTAGAGTCAAGTTGCTCTTTTAAATCATTAGCCAAACCTTTTAGATTTTTAGCCCTTGTTCCTTTGCTGTCTTTATAAAGTTTGCTTGTCGTATCTCGTAAAACTCGGTACATTGTTTCAGCATCTTCAAGGCTTGCCATTTTATTTAACACAATGTTTCCGTCTGCATCTGCTTTAATAAAAGCATCACTGCCCATACCCATTTCTTCATAAAGTTTTTTTAATTCTTTAGCAGCCGTTGGGAATCTGGTTACAAGATTTTGCAATGTCATTTGAATTTCGCCAGTTACTTCTGGTGTTAATTCAAACGCATCACCATATTCTTTTCTTTCAGCAGCTAATAAAGCCTCTTCTGTTTCATCCATATAGCGAACTAAGTTACCATCACCTCTAAGCGAGTCAGGTGAAAATAAACGTTGCAAAGAAGTGACTGCTCTACTTTTTGATAGTTTGTTATTTCTTGCTGCCAGTTTTATTGCTTCCCTTCCAGCTTCACCACCTTCATTAACTATTGTCTTTATCGCTACTGTTAATGTCTCGTTATTTGCCATAATTCGGCCTGATGCAATATCAGCCACCACTTCGTCAACTGACTTACCAGTTTTAGAAACAAGCTCTGCTAATTCCGATTCAACAATTGATGCAGCTTTATCGCCTAAACGCTCTCTTGTCCATTTATAAGCTGCGTTGCCAATACCTTTTATGCCTTGACCAGCCATCCATAAACCACCACCTGTGGCTAAAGATGTAACTGCACCTGTTACAGTATCACCAGACACTTCGCCTACATTTCTTCCCTCGCTTGAGCCAGCACCATAAATAGCTCCCTCTGTGCCAGCCGCTAAAAAAGCCCTTGCAGCATTAGCCGAAACGCCTGCACCCTTTGCTAACCACCCAACAGGGGTAAACATAGGAACGATTGCGCCAATAACTTCTAACGATAATGCTTGATCTGGGTTTGCAGCTTTAAAGGCTTTTAACTTTGCACGAATTGCGTCACGCTCTTCATCATAAGTATTGTCTGAAAACATAGAGGCAATAGCCCCTTCCACTTCGTCACTCCACCCCATTGATAAGCCTTGAAAAAAAGTGCGTATTTTTTGAGAGCCAGCAGCTTCGGCATTTTTTTCAATTAACTGCTTTTTTTCTGCTTTTTTTACCCCAAGGCTATCAAGATAAGCCTGACCTTCAGGAGTCATTTTAAGTTCTGCCATGATAAATCCTAATTAGTCATTAAAGTAATTAATTTTTCTTTTTCGTCTATGGGCATAGCCTCCCATTCATCTTGTGTCATACCATTATACGTTGCTATTGCTGGCGGCACATTTCTTGGAACGTAAATTGACAAATCTGGTTTTATTTCAGAAGGAATCGTAATATCTGAACCAAAATAAATATCTTGTAAATCTATTCCAAACCTATTAGCAGAGGCTTCGTATTTATCCAACTTAGTTTTAGCTTTATTTGCTTTCTTTACATATATTCCTCTAGCAAGTTCAGCAATCTCAGTTCTAAGTGCTGGAGGCATTGCTCCCTCACCTTTAACGGCTTTTGTCAATGCGGCTTTCATCGATGCACCGATAGAACTAGATTGTGCGATTGCGTCCACTTCGCTTTGACGCGCAACTGATGTTGGGTCAAGAATCTTTGCAAATCCAACAGCTAAAGAATAATCAGATACAGCACCTTTATTTTCAAAAAATAACGATAATCTGTCCCATCCATCAGCGACCATATTAAAATCTTTAAAACTAGTTCTAATATCATCACTTAGCTTGTCAATTTTATCGCTTTGTTTTGTTGTGTACCTTTTAGTTGGTATTGCACCAGTGCCGCTATTACGCTCAAAAACACTACCTTGCATTACTTGCGTTGGTGCTGCACCGCCCATTACCAGTTCTTTATTACCATCAAGGTATCTAATGTCACCATAAGCGTCTGTAAATGTCTTTCTTTCTCTATCGTCAAACTTCATTAGCCGTTGATACTCAGACCAAGCATCAGCACCAGATATTTGTTGAGATTCAAGCGCGTCTGCTAAATCAGAAAACCTTTGATCGCCCTTGCTTCTTAAAAATGTGGCAGTTCTATTGCGCTGATTTGCGGCTTGCTGTGTTGCCAAATCTTTAGCTTGAGCAGCCTTTCGATCATCACGCAAAGCCGCCTGCTGACCTGCAATACCAGCCATAATACTGTTGGTGTTAGGATTACCACTCATGCCTGCAAAGCCAGAAGCCAAGCCTAAAGCCAAGCCTCGCTTATCATCGTCTGACATTGAAGATAGCTTGTTTCCGATGTTATCTAATAAACCCATTATAATTCCTTACATAATTCCAGCAGCAGTAGTGCCAGCCAACGTCAAATAGTCAAACAAGCCGGGCGAATAGCCTTGAGTTGTTTCTTGTGAGGCTGGTGCGCCACCTACAGCCTGTAACAAATACTGCAAAGATTGTGCTGGTGCGCCTGTGTAGCCTGCGTACTGTTGTTTGCCTGCGTTGATAAGCTGTTGATTAAGTGCTTGTTGCATTGCACCCTGCTGGTCCATGCGGCTCTGTATAGTCTGACCCATACCAAAGCCTAAGTTAGACAAGCTACCTAACTGTTGGCCTGCTGCCATGCGCTGTTGTTCGCCTGATAGCCCTGCCTGCTGGTTTTGCATCTGCGCTTGGCGTTCCATTGTCTGCGCGTTCTGATAGCCTGTCTGACGCAATCCTGATGCTGTCCTAGCCGCTTGATCTGCAAAGGCCCGATTAGTCTCTGCCTCTGCAATGCCNTGNCGTGAGCCACCAAATGCGTTAGCTGCGCTTGCTTGTGCGCCACCTACGTTCTGGGCCATTAATCGGCTGCGTTCTAAATCATCAAGTGACTGCTGAACAACCTGACTTTCATACGGGTTGGTATACTGTTGTAAACCAGCCTGAGTAGGTGCAGTAATTGCCATAGGCCGATAATTCATACCTTGTGCCGCACCCA